TCAGTCCAACGACCTTCTAATAATTCTTGTGACATTTAAGTCTCCTTATATTATGTCTTGGATTACAGCCCTGCCAAACGCTTTAGATCGATCACATTGCTGACGTTGTCGGCTTGTTGATCTGCATCTGGACTGCGGGCAGATTTATCGCCAGTGGCTTCGGATAATGATTCTGTGATTACCTTTGGGGCTTTCACGGAACGATCTTCTAAAACTGCTGGTAGATACTTTTCAAATGCGTTGGACAAACGAGTTGTCTGTACGCTTTCGAGCAAATTACGCATCACTTCTTGCTTTTCCTTGTTTAAAGGAGCAAGCAATTCTTCTAGTGCAGCTTCACGCTGATTAGATTCTTTAAGGATACGCATTTCGCGTTCTTTGTTTTCGACCAAAACTTTTGCTTTCTGGGCGAATCGGATGGCCTCTGACAGTTTAGCATCTTTGGCAGCGATTGTGTCATGCAATTTACGAACTTCTTGCTTCTCATTAAGATGAGTTGCACCAAATTCACTTGCATACGCTTCAAAAATGCGACGTCCAAAATTGTTCTCACGAGCAACTTTGATGTCTTCTTGTAACTGACTGAGTTCAGCTTTGAGATGTGTGCTAACAGCGTTAGACATTTTCTTGGCACTTTCTGTAACAAAACGTGCTTTGAGTGTTTCTAACTGACGGCGAGCTTCGCGCACCAAACGAACTTTAGTTTCAACAACGTCTTGTTTGTCTTGTGCAAATTCTTGAATCTCACGTGCAAGTGCATGTACCACAAACTGTTCCAACTTTTGAACACCTTCTGTGTGCATCTTGCGGTCTTTACGCAATTCGCCAATTTCTTCAGCAAGTTTAGTAACCATAAACGAATTAAACTTCGTTGCTGATTCTTTCATCTTGCCTTGGAATTTAACGCGATCTTCTGCAAGTGCTTGCTTTTCAGCTGCAACTGCTTGGATTTCTGCGGTAAGACCATCTGTTACCATACGATCTAAGGCTTCCACCATCACTGTCTTGTCATGCTCATAGCGTTGTGCAAACTCTTCGCGGAGTTCTGCACGTACCTGTTCACGAGCTTCGTTCAACTTGGCTTCCCATGCTTCTGAGATTTGCTGTTGAGCTTCTTCGTTAATCAAGTCGCTATCTAGTAACGGTTTAATAGCATCTAGCATATTATTTTCCTTCGATCTTGAGACCACGGATCAAACGAACTACTTCGTCTTTAACGTATCTCTGTGCTTTGCCGCTCTTGGCCGGGTCTTTAAACATATCTAACAATCTTTGACCGCCTTTGTGATTCAAAAGGCCTTCATAAATTGCTGTGGGATATGCATTTGGAGCACTTGGCTGAGCAACTACATCTACAGTGACAATTTCAAAGTCACTGACATGTCCATTAGCGTCGTTTACATTACCTGATCCACGACTGCTAACACCTAGTTTAACACCCGAAGTCAACATGGTCTTAACCAGTTCTCCCATGGGTGTAGGTAGTATCTTTAATGTGCCCATTCCAGCAGGGCCATCCATCCACATTTTTTCAATCATATGACTCACACGATCTAAATTGATCTTTAAATCATCTGGGTGATCTACTTCACCTAAAACAGAGTGACCAGTTTTAATTTGTTCATTGATGGTGTCTACTGCATTGGCAATTTCACTAACAGGATATACTCGCTCATTGGCGTTACGAACGCCGCCCTCAATACAGATACCTTTTAACTTTAAGGTCTCTTTTCCAGAGCCATCTGGAGCTTTCTCAAGCAAGACTTCCGCCTGTGCTTGAGTGAAGCTTAGATGTTCTTGTAGATATCGAGCCATATCTTGTTATTAAGCCTTAGGAAATGGAGTTTTTGTATTCACACCACTGGCTTGTGCTGTAACTGGCTTTGGAGCTGCTGACATTTGTTTGTCGCCAGTAGCAGGAGTGTTTTGCACTTTACCAATTAACTCGCCGGCTTTAGGAGCAGGACGGCCTTGGGCTGTGTCACCAGTCATTTTTACAGGACTAGCTACAGCACCTTTGGCGCCACTGTTGTTGGCGTTTGTGCTTTTGGTGTTTGTACCAGCTGGCTCACTAGTTACAGGAGCAGGAGCTTTGGCTAGGTTAATAGCTTCCATCATGCCCATTTCTTCGTCAGTAAATTCAGCTGTGTCTGTGTCGTCCATTTCTAAAGCGTCGCCGCCGTCGATATCGGATACACTGTCACCACCGTCGTTGCCCATGATTGCTTCAAATTCAGCCATGAGTTCGTCTAACTTGTCTTCTAAATCAACCACACGGTCTTCAATATCAGCACCGTCGTCGTGGTCTTTTTCCATGTCGTGTGTTAAGTCTTCGCCGTCTTCTTCAGCAGCGTCGTCAAATTCAACGTCAGACTCTTCATCTTCTTGCATGCCTTCTTCTTCCATTTCAACTTCGTCGCTTAACTCGTTGCCCATGTCTTCGTGCATTTCGTCGTATTCAATGCCTTTGGCAACTTTTTTGCCAGCTTGTTCAGCATGGTCGTCGCGCTCAGCGTCAGACTCTTCGTCTAACTCTTCTACTTCTTCATCCATTAAATTTTCATAAATTTCACGGGATTTTTCAACCACGATGTCGTGGAAAAGCTCTTTAGCTTTGGCTTCTTCATCATTGATCACGTATTCGATCAATTGTTCAAATTTCGATGTCATAATTTCTCCTTAAGGTATGGCTCGTGAAGTATTTACTACAGAGCTGTAATACTAGTGTATTATGTGGAGAAAAGTGGGTGTTTTTAACTGCGAATATTACAATTACATTGCAGGTGCGACTGGCGCAGGTGCATACTGCTTTTTGACTTTTTTGAGTTTTTCTTTAAATTCCCAACTTCTAACATCTTGCATTTGACGCAGTTTGTTAAGCTGGCGCAAGGTCAATCGTGTCTTACGTAAATTATGCAGTTGAGGTTGGCTGTTATCCTGACTCAGGTCTTGATATGCTTCGGGTTCGCGAGAATAAATTTCGTTTAAAATCATACTGTATTTATACTCCTGGAACTCCGCCAGTGGGTGCAGCTGTTGCTCCAGGGCCGGGCGCCGTAGTTGGAGCGCCAGGCATACCGCCTTCTGGTGCTTCGGCCCCTGCTTCGCCGCCGGCTAGTTCTTCTCCAGTGGCAATGTCGCTTTCTAGGCCAGCAGGTGTAATGCCAATTGATCGTAGATCTTGACCTTGTGTTGTGGTTAATTCTGGTTCGTCGCGCTCTTCGGCCCAAAGTGTTTCGTTTTCTACAATCTCTTCTTCGGTCAATCCTAGGTAGCGTTTCATCATAAATCGCTTGCTCATGTAGGGCATTTGCTCCAGCTGTGTGAAGGATGCAATACGGCTGGTGTCTAGTTCGCTTTGACGATAGCTGGCAAAGTTTTGTGGCTCGCATAGGCTGACTGAGAACAGGCCTGCGTCAATATTAAAGCCTCTCCAACGTAGGAACATCTTGAATTCGTCATCTAGCTTCTGCATGATTAGTCGCTGTAGACGCATACAGTACTGGTTAAAGCGGTATTCTTGGATAAGTGCTGTGCCTACTTTGCCGTCATTCATAGCTCGGTCTGAGTCGTCTGGACCAGTGGGCAAGTAACTTGACGGCACACGCAAACCACGGGCCATTTTGTTGTTGAAGTATTTTAAATCGTCAATTTCACCAAGATTTGAGCCACCTGGTAAGGTAGTAACGTCACTGCCACGGCCTTCGGCTGTAACTGGAAAAAAGAAGTCTTCGTTGATGCTGAGCGGGTTGTAACTAGCATCCATCATGTTGGCGCCGCCGCCGGTATTGGTCGGAATTCTACGCTGATGCATTTCGTTTTTGACACGTTCCACAAACTGCATAGCCATGTGGCTTGGCATGTTGCCCACGTCAATTTTGAATATTCTGCGCTCAGGTGCACGTTGCACACGGTAGATCAAGACTGAATCTTCTAGCAGTTCTTTTTGTTTGTAAACTTTGAATATGTTTTCCAGGATACTTTGTCCAAATGGCCAAAAGAAATCTAAACCTTCGTTCAGTCCAATATGCACCACGTGGCGGGCATCAATACAGGTTTCGTTCATGGCCTGTGTAAATCTGCTGTTGCCAACGCCGCCGTTGCCAGTACCGCCTCCAGCGCCACCACCACCAGGACTACTATAATTGTTCATGCCACCGCCAACATTGGTAGCACGGCTTACATAATAATCCGACGTGGTTTTTTGAGCTACACTCATGTTTTGGAAGTTAGGGTTGATATCGCGGATAATGTACTGTTCAGGACGTTTGCCTTCTGATTCGTTTACAATCACACGGGCTACCTTGACCATGTCTACCCACATCATTTCAAATGTTTCTGGGTCACGCACAAACACTTGATCGCCGTACTTGATAGTGTTGCGGAATAGTTTAAAAATTCGTTGATCCAGCTTGTTTAATTTGGTCCACTGCTGTAGTTGCTTTTTGATAATTTCCACTTCATGGTCAGTGGGTTTGTCTGTAAAATTGATGTCAAACGGTGTTTTGTTGTCGTCGTTGATCTGTGTTGAAAACTCAGCAATAATGTCCAAACAGGCATTGACTTCACTGTCCATGTCCATGTTTTCATATTGGTTATAACGTTCAATACGGTTAGGATGACCGGAATATACTTCAGGTAATCTGCTGGCATAGTTGCGGAAAGCAAAGTCGTTGGGTGTGCCACCGGCATTGTATCCGTCGCCTGTTTGTCTAGGATAGCCATCGAGTCCAAATTGATTTTGTCCTGATATTGGGCTAAGTTGGCCGCCAGCACTGGCCACCTTGAAGTACTTTTTCCAACCGCGTTTACGGTTATTGTCGTTATCTGCCATGGTAGTATATTTATGGAGTTAGTGTGTAGACACTAGGAATTTTTACTGTCTAGTATTTCTTGCAGTTTTTTCAGAGCTGTCGGCTATCTTATTAAGAGGTCTTTCCAGTACGTCTGCTAGTCGATTGCTCACCTTGGCAACTATCTCTTCGCTTTGACTATTTTGAGCGGCATACCGTGCTTGAGCACTGTCCATCGAAGACAGTGTAGATGCTGGGTTAGCTATGTCTGTAGATTTATATCCGCCGCTTGGTCCAGAAGTTTTAGCTAGTTCTATGTGCACCGGGTCATTAGCAACTGGACGATTTAATCCGTATTTTTGCAAAATACCCATTCTTGCCATTGCATCAGCATCGGCTTGATTAATATCTACTGCATTGCCTGTTTCGTGTTTGCTATTTCCAGGTGGAGCAACCGGCTTTCCTTTCCTTCCTCCAGCTACGTACTCGTTGTACATGCGTTCTTGTTTTTCTCGTTCACGTACCCCGCTGGTTATAGTTGCTGTTTTTCCAGTTACCTGTTTATATTCTGCTGTGGCTTTAGACACAGCGTCTGCTAATTGTGCATTAACTCCAGTTAGAGTTCCGATTGCTGCACCAGGTGCGCCAGCACCGGTGGTAACACCTTTGCTTCCGGGCAGTCTGCTAGTAACAGCGTTGGTCACTTCGGCTAGTTTTTCTAATGCGGTTGTTGCTGGTCCCACACCAAGTTGTACCATGGTCTGTAGGCTAGCTGTGTTTTGTCGATTGAGCACTTCCGCGGTGGCCATGGCCTTAACGTCTGATTGCAGGCCGGCCCTGGCCTGTTCTATGCCTACTTCTTCTATGCGTTGTCTGATGTTGCTGGTTTTTGCAATGTTTTCGGTTAAGTTAACAAATTTGGTGCCAAACTCATTCATTCCTTCAGAATTGATTTGATAGGATTCTCTAAATCTTCCTTTAAAATTTGTTAGGTCTTTGTTTACTGCGTCCACTGTGCCTTCAAATGTGGAGCCGCTGTCTCTTAGATTTTTTATCAACGAAGGAGCTATTTGATTTAGCTGTGCAGCGGCGCCAACATCGCCACCTATACCACGACGTGCCAACGCTTGCATTTCTGGGGTCAACGTAGCCAATATATCTTTAATCTTTTTGGCTTGAGCTTCGCCGGCTGCTCCGCTTGTTTCGAGTTGATCTATATAAGATGCATAGGCCGAATCTTGCAAGGCTTCTTGTTGTTGTTTTTGCAATGCATCAGCACTGGTTCCGGTTAGCCGTTGCAGGCGATCCAAGTCCATGATATACTGTTTGGTTTTTCCAGCCAAATCGTAGCCAACTTGTTGTTGTGTACGCCCTAACATAGTTTGCATCTTTATGTAGGCTGCGCCGGCCCCGTTGATATCTTCTAAATTCTTGCCCAAGGCTCCCAACTCGGCCCCGGTTTCACCATGGGTCAATTGATTCATAGCATCAGCAAATGCTGTGGTTCCTTTTGAAGCTAACCCACCAAATTCAGCCAGGCTTTGTGAATTGGCAGCTACCAAGGCCACCATTTTATCAAGTTCGTTTACGTTGTAGCCAAACTTTTGTACTGTGTCAAATACCCCTCGCAAGCCTTCGGCACCGGCTGCACCAATTTGATTTAGTTGTTGATAGGCTTTGAATTCAGCCTGTGCTTGTTCTGTTGCAGCTTTGGTCAACCCGGCTAAGGCCTTGGTTGTAAGCAGGATACCAATTTTTAATAAACGATAACCTGGAATCAGCGAAAGTAGCAGTTCCAAGCCGGTGACTACTGTGTCCAAGGCACCGGCCATGGTTTTGGCACTGTCAGCGCCGGCGTGCATGTTTTTGGCCATGGTGCCAGCACTACTGCCAAACTGTTTACCGGCTTTGAGTATTTCGTCAGCGTGTGCTTTATTGATGCCAATTGATTTAAGCATTTGCTCAGCCTGTTGCTGATTCGCAGCTTTGTTATTTCTAAGCGATTCAGTTACAGATTCAAGTGCTTCAATAAATTCTTCTGGGGTCATTTGTGCCATAATTACTATTTACCAGGGTAAAAAACATGAATCCAAACAATCCACTTAAACAATATTTTAGACAACCGTCAATTTATATCAAATTGCCCAGTCAGGGCAACGGTTATCCTGCTGGCGCATTGACTATGCCGCCTACCGGAGAGTTACCCGTTTACGCCATGACTGCCATAGACGAAATTACATACCGCACACCAGATGCATTGTATAATGGACAGGCCACTGTAAACGTGATACAAAGTTGCGTTCCTGACATCAAAGACGGATGGGGTATTCCGTCTTCTGACGTAGATACGTTGTTGGTGGCTATACGAATTGCTAGCTACGGACATGATATGGATTTTAACAGTCAGTGTCCGGCGTGTAATCACGAAAGTGAGCGTACTTTAGATTTAAGAACTGTGCTAGATTCTATAAAGACTCCTGACTATACTAAAAATCTAGCTTGGGGTGATATGGAAATATACTTTAAACCACTGAGCTATAAAAATCTCAATGATAATAATCAAATGCAGTTTGAGAATCAAAAATTACTGCAAATGCTACCCGATTCTGCTGTGTCTGATTCTGAAAAAATGACAGCTTTAAGTGCGGCATTGAGAAAGATAACCGACATCACCGTTAGTTCGTTGGCTCGAAGCATTGCCACTATTAAAACTCCCCAAGCCCTAGTCAGTGAACCCGGATTTATTGACGAGTTTTTAAAGAACTGTGATCGAGCATTGTTTAACCAAATACGAGATCGGATTGTCGAGCTCAAGATACAGTCAGAGATGCAACCACTGAAATTGGCCTGTACTGAATGCAATCATGAGTACGAGCAAAGTATAACCTTGGACATGTCAAGTTTTTTCGAATCCGCCTCTTAGTCTTGGACTCTGATCAAATTAGCAAGATGGTTGATCAGATGGATAAAGAAACAAAAGATATTAGACAAGAGGCGATAAAAATAGCCTGGTACATGCGAGGAGGTGTCACATATGATCAAGCCTTGCAACTCAGCGTCAGTGAACGAACTTTGGTTAGTGAGTTGATCAAGGACAATCTTGAGACTACAAAGAAAACTGGATTACCGTTTTTTTAATGTTAAAATTAGATATAATACAATACGAAATAGACCGCTGGATAGAAACTTTTGTAGAAGTTCCCCATCCTGCGTTAGGTGGCTGGGCTCCGTGTCCGTATGCTAGAAAGGCTAGACTGGATCGTGACTTTGATGTTAGACTAGGACTTGCACCCATACACGATTTGATTAAGATTAGCAAGGAAGGCCTACATGGCAAGAGTGTTGTAATCATTGTATACGATCCAGAGCTACACACCTATGAAGATTTTAGTTTTGCACTGGATACTGCCAACAGAGAATTTTTATTACCAAACAATTTGTTAGCCTTAGAGGATCATCCAGCTGATCCAGAAATTGTCAACGGTGTCACAATGAATCAAGGTACCTATGCCTTGGCACTAGTGCAAAGTCTAAGTGACCTAACTGAAAAAGCCCAACTTGTTGCCAAGAAGGGCTTTTATAACTCATGGCCAGAAGAGTATTTAGAAGTTCTATTCCAACACAGGCAGGACCCAAGAGTATGACGTATCAATTTGCTAGAATACGGTTGGCAGAGACTACATATCAAGCTACTGTGGAATGGGAATACTTACGTGAACCCAATATTGCACAGCTCAAAGACATTTACAGAACCTATTGTATCTACAAACACTTTGCCAGTGTAATGCCGTTGTTTGACAGTCAGTTTACTGATGCAGATACAGATGTTATAGGGTATAAAGAAAATGAAAAATTAGTAGCGTTTAGTTTGATGAAACGCTACAATACAGAAAACGTTCTAGCTAGTCAGTTTGCATGGACATATCATAATCCACGATCTAGACTAGGAATAGAAAGTTTAAAAACCGAGTGTGCTATCTACAGAGAACGTGGTTTTAAGTTCTTGTACTTGGACCAAGCACACTTGTACAAACAAGGCTTAGAAGGCTTTGAAATTTTAGGGACACTACCATAATGGCAGACTTATACACAATTTGGGCAAACAAAGAAGGCGACATTTCTGACTTAGATTTTGTTGAAAATATGAGAGGCTTTTTGCAGCATCTTGTAGATGAAGGTAAAATGTTATCATTTAGAATAACAAGATGTAAGATGGGATTTAGATCGGTAGCAGACATGCCGGAATGGTTCATAATTATGGAATTCCGCGACATGGCCCAAATCGATGAAGCGTTCCGGCGTGTTGCTCCGTTAAAAGGAGAACTCGAAGACAAACATCGTAGTTTTAATCAATTTGTTAGTGGAGACATACAACACGCACTTTGGCGAGATTATCCTGATACATTCTAAGTGATGTCAAAAGATTAGCTACGCTAATCTGTGTCTTTCGCTATGCTCAGACACAAGTGTTTTTCTTACGCATTATCCAGATTACGTGGTCACAATTCACCGTATGCACGGTGAACTGACTCTTTTCACATTATCCGAGTGACAGCAGTCATTTATTATAAAGAGATTGTTGTTTCCAACGCAGAGGCGGTTGACCGGTACCCCTTACTCTAGCTTCACA